ACAACGTTGTTAAGAAATTGTACAATCTTTTTTTATCCACTGGAGTATCCCATTGGTCGACTACTTTGGTAAGGATCGTGAGCGTGTCTTCCGCTTCATTGACAATGTCGCTGTCATCTTCCAACTGAAGATTGAGATTGTCTTCGACCACCTGAATGTCAAGAGCACCCGCCTTTTCTAACCTATCGATATATGTATCGAACCAGAACGGGTTGTTCTTGTTCTTGACGATAACCTTGACGTAGTTACCCTTGACAGCATCAAAGTCGAAGCCATTGATCCAATCGAAGTTGGGCCATTTGGCATCATCATAAAACCACTTCTGAAACATTCTATAAGGGTTTTGTATGAATGTCAGCTCACGAGTTTCTGTGTCAAATATATGAAAGCCCCTTGGATCATCATAATCAGACCAAGACATTTCGTAGGGTGCTCCGAGATAATTGATATTACCACGCGTGGACTTATGATGGAAATGCCCACTACACACGACATCAAACTTATCAAAAAGGCTAGCGCTAAATCCATGATCATTTACTGCTCCTTTATACATTTCGAACCCTGCGAGTTCGAGATGCCCAAAAAGGATCTGCGATTGAGTGTTGTTGATGAATTCCATCGACTCTTCGTAGTTGCCTGAGCAGATCCACGGGAGGACGGCGATTTCGGTGCCATCAATATTAACAGCAGTAGGATCAGAATAATAGTGGATATCATAAGTTGAATGCTCGAAGAGCTCCCTCATAGAGTTGACCTCGTTCGTGTTCTTGAACGAGGTGTCATGGTTACCAATGATGACGTCTAGTCTAATTCCTGCAGTGTCACAGTGCTCGACGAATTTACGTAAGTGTCTTGCGGTAACGAAGTTGATGTATTTTCGACGATCAACGATATCACCCAAATGGAAAATACGGCTAATGTTATTGTCAGCAAGGTACGGAAAAAAGTATTCATAATAAAACCTATTAAAATACTCAGCGAAAGCAGCAGAATCTCCACGTGCTCCCCAATGAGTGTCAGTAATCAAAGCAATTTTCATCGACGAACTTTCTTGTTGTATTCACGTAAAGCGGATTCTGCGTAGTCTCGAATGGCTTCCATCGAAATCATATAGTTGTATCGAATGTTTTCTGGATTCGATTGATCGAGCATATTATCTCGAATTTGTTGTACTAGTGTTGGAATGTTATTCTTCATCGATATCGTCCTCGATAAATTTCTCGACACCTTTCTTTTCGATCGGCTTCGGTGGTTTCTTTGTTTCAAACTTTTCTACAAGTTCGTTGAGTTTCTCTGATACATTGATAAAGGCTGCGCTGTAATGTGCTCGATCTTCAGGAGCCATATCAACGAGTGTATTCATAATCATACTATTCTCAAAGCTCTTGTGCTTGATATATTGATGCTTCTTTTCTTTTTGAATTCTTCGAAGAAACGCATAGTAGATAATCTGTGTAAAGTATGCGAACGGATTTGTCGACTTTTCTGGATTAAAGTTGTGTATGTATGCGAGACAATTCTCGATACCATCTCCGACCATTTCTTCTCGATATGAATATCCAATAAAGTTAGGTCGAGTGGCAAGTCTTTGCGCAATCAAGAGTATGCATTTGCCGACATATTCAGGAACAGGTGGACGTTGTTCACCTTGAGCTTTGGCTTCTTGGCACGAATTCCAAAACTTTACCATCTCAGTGTAAAACAACTTGTTATCAATATAATGATTTGTTGCTTTTTTCTTTATCATACTCTAATGCTTTCTTAGTTAACAGTACTTTTTCCTACGAGTCTTTTCGAAAGAAGAGTTTTAAATCTACGATCCATCTCTTCCATACCCTCAATGGTTTCTTCTAGAATCTTATCATTTTCACGCTTGGCTGTATATTCGACGAGCCGACCATAATATTCTTCCATCCTATCTGAAGGATTATAGTTATACAATACAACATTTTTCTTTATATGTACACAGTTATCTTTCGAAAATGCTAACAAATAATCCATACGAACACCAGAACCTTGATCTGAGTCGTCGATTATTTCCATTAAGAATGGATGTGTAACAATATATTCATCGTCATTCTCTTCTAATGTTCCGATGATGGTATCGCAACTCACTAAGTGTATTACTTTAATCATAATTAAACTTTCACGTTATAAATTTCGTAGTCAAACTGCTCTGCGTCATAGATCTTTGTACGCTCAATGAAGTGTTTAAGTACAAAGTTTTGATGAGACTTATATGATAGGTCGTCGACAATATCATAGAGCACTGCGTATTCTTTTGATTCGTGCTGACGAAGCATACGACCAATTGATTGCAATACCTTAATCTTCGACTTTGAAGGAGAGGCTGCAATCATATGATGTAGTCGATTAATACTCACACCAGTCGATGTCGTACCTAAAGATGCCAAGAGAATCGCATTCTCTTCTTCTTCGATCGCCTTTCGTATCGTTTCTCGAGTATTACCATCGACCGAACCATCGATATAAAACACGTTATGATCTGTACTCTTTGTAATTAGCTCGTGCAGTTTCTTACCATGATCCACTATTCGAAAGAAGATAAGCTTATTACCTTTTAAGGAGAGTCCGAGATTGCGGATGAACTTATTCCGAGCGTCGCAATGAATGAGGAAATCGATTTCTTCTTGATATGTTTTTCCTTTGACTGCATGACTAGTAGGTTCATCATACTTAAGGACGATGCACTTGATTTTGAGTTTGGATACGTATCCTTGGTCCATGAGCTCTCTTGTGCTGACGGCTTTGTATTTAGGACCGAAGAGACCTTCGATTGTGGCTTCGTTGAGGGGTGTGCCATCAAGCGTGCCAGTGGTACCAAAGCGATACTTACAATCAGTAAGACTGCTAAGAATTTGTATAAGCGAAGTTGCTTTTGCTCCATGTGCTTCGTCTCCAAATACGATTCCGAATTGTAGATACCAAGGTTTTGGCATCTTGTTTTTACCATTATTTAATGACTGCCACGTGGTAATGACCATATCACAGTCGATATCATTTGCTTTACTTAAACCATCGGTCGAGAGGTGCATGTTACCTTTATAACCATAGTCCCGAAAATCACTGGCCATTTGATTGACAAGACCAATCGTCGGAACAATAATTAAAGCCTTATGCTCTTGATACCATCTCATCAGAATGTATATCATCAGAGATTTGCCAGAAGAGGTAGGTGAGACCAACGTTCTTCTGCCAGATCGAATACATTTTAATATCGAATCAAACTGATAGTCGCGTGCCACATATTTTTCAGGTATATCAAGCGTGGCAATAAATGATTCAAGTTCGTGCTTCGATACGTTCTCATAGTATAGTTGCTCATCAAACGAAAAGCTATAATTTCGAGCATCACAAAATTTCTTGATATGTTTGGCTAAGCCAGCATATACATATCCAGACAGATTGTTGACAAGTCGAATCTTACCATCCCACATTCTTGCGCGATACTTTGGATTAAACTTGTAGTTTTCGGCATAAAATGTAAATTGATCTGCCAACTCCATGATCGTCGAAGGTTCTGCTTCTACCTTGACATGGACTCTGTTTATAAATTTCAGATGTACTGAGCTCATTAAATACCTACTTTAAAACGTTCCCATTCGATCGCGGCCTTGATATTAAAGCCACGAGCAGTGAGAGACTTGACAATTGATTCAAGCAGATCGATTTTCTCGTGTTGAATACCCATTCGAAGCGAGAGGTTGACGATATCTTTGTCTGCTTCTATATAGTTATTCACCTCAGATTTCAGTATTTTTCCTTGTGGTGGAAGCTTCCAACCCTTTTCATGCGACTCTTCTGTCGGTCCGAGAGTATAGAATTCCAGCTTCTCGATCTTTAGTTGCTTCATCTCTGCTTCATACTTACGAAGCTGCAGTCTTTCATGCGTAAAGATTTTAAAATATTTGTGATGTAACTTTGGAATTTTAAGAGCTTCTTCGCCGAGCTCAGATCGATTTATCTGGGAATCAATTTCCCACTCATTGTATATGTCATCAATTTTCATAATTATCCTATTTTTGAAATATCGTACCTCAGATATTTAAACTCTACACTGCATTCTATATAATTGACACTGGTATCTGTACTATTAAATTCCATATCTCCGATTGAAACTGGAAACGCGTCATAGAAAGTTATCATGATATTACTGTTCATGCTACTGTTCATGATTTGTAGATTGAGATCTGAACGTAGATTTTCTATTGCTCCTGCGTTCTGATCTTTTAAAGCCTTATATGCTTCGAAATTCACTGGTGACGCAAGAGCTACCATCCAATTATATATCTCGAGATAATCTGTCATATCTTCGTTTACTCGAAACGTCAGATCTAACGGGCTATAAGTCAGTTTACCTGTGACTGGAATTGGAACAAATGGTGTTGGACTCTCGCCATTACTCATTTGTACTCCAGGAAATCGAATGTTCTGTACATTATATGTAAGAGCTGGAGCTCGCGCAAGAGTAAACTTGTAACCTAATGGTGACAGAAAGTTTTTGTTAATTTCGTTTACAGCAGTCATATCTTATCTCGAAGCCTTATAGCCATTATACACACTATTTATATATTGTACATGCCAAAAAGAAGGGGAGCCTTTCGACTCCCCTTCCAGTTTGTGGTTGGTTGTTTCCAACTCTTATGATTACATAAGATTTGTAACAAGAACGCGACGGTAGTACTTGTTCGAATCTTGCTCAAGAACTGCAGTTGTCGAAGCAGCTGTAGTACCCTTAGCGAATGGATTCGGTGCCATACCGTAACGAGTCTTAAAGCCAATCTTTGGTTGGAATGAACCTGGATCAACCGCACGAACCATTTGTAGTGGAACGTATGGGCAATAGAACAGACCAGCGTCGAACGGATTCGAACCCTTATAGCCTACTACCAAGAAGTTTGTACCAGCGTATGGATCGATATAGACCTTAATACGACCGCTAAGAACACCAGCAAATGTGTTGCCTGTGTCGTCGATGTTTAGCGATGATGTGTTCATCGCAGGAGCGTAATCAAGAACGCCAGCCATTTGAAGTGCCGAAGCAACGTCAGACGAGCAGATGATTACGTTACCCTTACCGCGACGTGTTTCTTTTGCAATCTTGTTACATTCACGTTCGATTTGGAAGAGAAGACCCTTGAACTTTTCAACTGACCAACGACCGTTTGAATCGGTGTCGAGGTCGAAGATACCAGCAGTTGTAGTTCCTTCGGTTGCACCTTTTTCAGCAGTGATGATGATCGAGCGAACAACTTCACGGTTGATTTCCGCAAGGATTTCACCTGAAAGGATGTTCGAAAGTTCTGATTCTGCGTCAAGACCATGAATCGCTTTCAGATCTTGTGCGAGTTCAAGTGTGTATTCAGCCTTCAGAGCACGTGTCTTTGCAGATACGGTAACCTTCTCGATTGAGAAGCCCATTTCCGGGAAGATGTATGTGCTGTTCGCGCCGAGCAATTCAGCCGAACCAACGAGAAGACCCATTGTGTAGTTGTAGAACGTGTTGCCAGCGTTGTTTGCAGTATCAGGAGCTGTACCAACTGTGTTAGCACCAACTGCAGTTGCTGAACCAGCACCAGTGTTAGCAGCTGTCAAACCAGCGCCGAGACGCGAAGCGTGACCTGTGTTTGCTTCGTTGTAGAAAGCTTCTGCAACAGTTGCATCTGTCGAGTTGGCATACTGTGAACGCATTGCAAAGATCAGACCGGTTGGACCGTTCATCGGCTGAACGCCGCAGACGTCATATGCAATCAGATTTGGCATCGAACGACGTACGAGCGAAATCAGTACTGGATCGAAGTTTGCAACTTGGCCGCTGCCTACCGAGTTGACGTGACCGTCACCTTCGCCAAGCATTTGCTGTGAGCTGCCTTGGCCTGAAGCCTCGCGAAGCGCACGCTCTGTGTTCTCAAGCACTGTCGCTGTGACAAGGCGC